CCGCAATCAGCTCGCCGATGGCTGCGATGCCGCACTCATGAAAAAACCCGCCACCGCCCAGCTCAAGGTATTGAGGTCGGACAGGTCCAGCTGGTTGACCGACGACGGCGGGATGCCGGCGCAGACAGCGATGTACTTGGCCGCGACATCCATGTCGAGGCTGACGTCTTCGCCCTTGTCGATCTTGTACGGCAGCGCCTTGATCGCCCGCACCTCCTGCACCGTCGGACGGCGCAGGGTGAGTTCGCTCAGGGGTTCGCCGTGGGCCTCGATGGGCACCTGCAACTTCACTGGATCAGTCATTGCCAGGTCCCCTTGATGCCTTCGAATTTCAGCGCGATGGTTGCGTCGTCACCCTTGGCAGACGGGGTGTCGCTCAGATAGGCACCGGCCAGGACGTAGACCTTGCCATTGCTGAATTCGCAGGTGACGGTCATGTCGGTACCGGCGACCAGTTGCTTGAGCGGGAAGTCCGGCGTGTACAGCGCGGTTACCGCGAAAGTGGGAGCGACGTCGGTTTCCTTGTAGAAACCCGGCACGACCGTTTCCCGTTTGACGAACATCAGCGGGGCTTCGCAGCCGCCATTGATAGTCAGTTGAGCGCCGTCCACTTTGACGTAGCAGGTGCCCGCAATCAGTTGACCCATGGTGTATCTCCTTGCAATAAAAAGCCCGCATCGAGCGGGCTGGGGTTACGCAGTGTGGGCAGGCGATCAGGCCGCCGCGTCGTACTGCAGGCGGAACTGGTTGAGCAGCGCGAACACACGCAGGCCGTTGATGTAGTCCGGCGGGAACAGCACGTTGACCCGGCTCGGGTCCTGGCTGTCGCGCTCGACGATCAGGTGATCGGCGAACATCTCGGCGTTCTCCACGTGACCTTCCAGTTCGAGCTTGGCGTACTGGGCAATCAGTTCACCGCGGATGGTGCTCGGGGTGAGGATCGGCTGGCCGGCGCCGAAGCGGGTGCCATCGTCCGCGAGCTTATGGCGACCGTACTTGCTGGTGATCACGCTTTGCAGACGGCGCACGATAAAGGCCGACTGGTGCATGGTCTCGCTGTCCAGGTAGGAGTTGTCCGCCTGGCCGTAAGCGTTTTTCTGGTAGGTGGTGATCGCCCGCTGGATGCGCACGTAACCGCCTTCGTAGTACGCGGTGGCGAGACCGTAGCTGAGCAGCGACTGACGTTCGGTCAGGGTGAAGCGCTCGCTGGCTGCGGCAGGATCGATACCCGCCAGGCTACCGCTCTGGGTCGGACGGCTGGCGTCGGCGGAGATGAACACCGAAGTCCGCGCGGCCAAGGCTGCGGCCTGGACCCAGAACGGTTGTGGCACACCCGGCTCCATGGCCAGGATGGTCATGTGCTGGTCGTTGCGGGTTTGACCGGCAGCCACCAGGGTGCCGACAGTACCGCGCTTGGCGGTGTAGACATGACCGAACAGTTGCTTGGACCAGGACCAGCGACCAACGCTGTCGTTCATCGCTGCTTGCCAGGCATTCAGGGTTGCCACATCGGACCACGGCTGGCAGATGAATTCGAACGGTTCGTCACCGAGTGCCGCGAGTGCCGCAACCTGGTCCGGCACACCGGTGCCACCGGCCATTGGCGCGGAAACGATGGTCAGGCCGGCAGGGGTCTGCTCGCCATTGCTCTTGCCCAGGCGATTGAACTGCAGGTTGATGTCGTTGCCGCTGTCACCGGTCCATTTGCAGGTCAGGGTCACGGTGCCATCGACGGCCACGGCGCTGACCGGCAGGTCGGTCGCAGCGTTGACTTGCAGTGCCAGGGTGGTAGCGGCTTGGGCGGCGGTCGCCCCGTTGACCACGGCGGCCTGCACCCGCACACCACCGACATACAGGTTGAGCACGCCACTTTCGGTGGCGGCGCCAGTCAGTTTCAGATCGGCCTTGGCGATGCTGCCCACGGTGCTTTGCAGCGGCAGGCACCAGATCTCGCCGACGGGATCGGTCTTGCGCCAGGTGTCATACATCGAGGCGAGCATGGAACCCTGGCCACCAATGCTTTTCGCCAGGGCGACGCTGGAAACCAGCACCAGGCTGCCGACTTCGGTGCTGGTGGCGTTGTCGTTGACCTGGGCGACGATCAGGCCACGCAGGGTCGACGACGCGCTATTGGCCGCCGAGTTGTCCATTTCGGCGTAGAACAGCGGAACACGCAGGTCCGCGGGGATATTGCTGAATCCGATAGCCATTATTGGGCATCCTGTGGTTGTGCCGCTTGCACGGCGTTGAGGGTGATATCGCCATCCGCCAGACGACGGCGCCACCAGGCACTGTCGGCCACTTCACGGCCTTCGAGCGGTAGCAGGTCGCCGGCTTCCGGGTCCGGTACGGCGCGGCCCGGGGCCGGCACTACGGTGATGCGTTGGGTCATTGCGTTACGTCTCCAGAGAAAGTCAGCTCCAGGCGCCCGTCGGGGCCTGGGCGGTGCAGATTGGGGTCGGCGGGATCGATGGCATCGACCTTCACCGTGACCCCGGTAAAAGACGGCAAGCCGTCCAATTCACGCTCGTGCCAGGTTTCGGCCGGGTCCGTGGAGCGATTGCGCCCCAGTTGGAACTCGGCGAAGAAATGCAGGCTATAGAGCAGGCGGCTGGCGTTGATAGAGATCAGTTCGCCGCCGTCGTATTCGATGGGGTTGTAATAGGTGTCGGGTTTGAAGCCGACCAGGGCCCGCCAGAGTTCGGCGCGCAGGCTGTGGAGTTGGTCGAAGGCTTGGGCACCGTTGCTGGCGTCGAGCACCAGGGTCAGCTCCAGGCGATCGGTCAGGGTTTGCCGGGCGACACTTTGTGAAGCGTCCTTGCTCGCCAGGTCGGTCATCACGGTGACGAAGGCCGCCGGGGTTTGCAGCGTGGTGTTGCTTTGCAACAGGTCGAGATCAAGGCCGGTCGAGATATGTTGGGCAAGACTGGGGCATTGAGCACGCAGTTGCGTGAGAATCGGGGTGATGTTCATGGGGGTTCACCGGGTAATAAAAAACCCGTCGATTGACGGGTTCGACAGGCAATCACTTGCCTCCAGAAAGCCCGCGTCCTTGCGGGCTGGGCCCTGCTCTCGGGCCCGGTGGCTCCAGTCCATTGGTGGTATCCGGGGTGCTCGTTGCTCGGGTCGCTGTCCAGCTATTGTTCCGGCCGAGTCTCGGGGGGAGGTGTTTCGTCAATTCCCAAGCGTTTGGCCGCCCAGCGTTCATAAATGCCTATAGCGGCGTCCGCACCGGCCATCGCGGTCAGGCAGCCAAAGGCGCCAGCGGTCCAGATCGATACGCCGGCGGCATACAGCAGCATGATGGTCGACACGCCGCAGACCATGCAGGCCCCGGAGCGCAGTACCAGCCGCCGCAGCAGAACCCAGCCGCGGGCACCGTCCTTGTCGGCGCGCCACATTTCGCCGGAAACCCCGCCGACCACGGCCAGCAGGATGACCAGCCAGATAGGCATGTCCACCAACGCTTGTTGCTCGCTCGTCATGTCACGCCTCCTGCAATAAAAAAGGGCCATTCATTGGCCGGTGATGGTTTGGGCTTGTTGTTCAAAGTAAAGGGTTCTCTTGAGAGCCCGCGTTCGGTGGGCATTCCAAAAAGCCCGGTCGCCCAGGCTTTTCAGTAATACGGTCCTGATGTCCAGCCTTGAAGCCGATCGCGTTTTGCGCGATGAGGACTCCCGGCCGGACACCTGATCTTTCGGCGCTACTGGCGCGGTACGGATCGATTCAAATTGTTCTTCCGACCGCGACCCTGTCCGCCGGATAACTGCTTACGGTGCTTTACGCTGCACACCCGGGTCAGTTGCCAACCCTCTGAACCGTCAAGGCCGGTTCATCGCTGCCTGTTCTTTGAAGCGGTGCCACTAAAGAGCGGTGGGTTGCCCCTGGCATCTCTGCCTGTCACCGACCTTTCTGGCCGGCTTGAGACAAAGAATATGCATGTATGCATATACAGTCAATGCACAAATGCATTTATTTATGCGTGTCGTTTGCGTAAATGCATGGAAGCCATGCAGATCAAGGGTCGGAGCTTTTTTGCGGCCGAAAAAAAACCCACATGGCTGTGGGTTTTTTCTCAATCAGAAGCGCTTAGCGGGCGTACATGCCCCACCAGAAGACGTGACCGAGGATGGTGATCTGCTCTTCCTGGATCTCCTGGAAGCTGTAGTCCTCATCCGGGTGTTCGTCGCGATTGAAGCTGCGCAGGCGGATCCCGGTCGGCAGGCGATAAAGCTGCTTCACCCGCAGCTGACCGTTGTGGTTGATGGCGTAAAGGTCGCCATCGACGATATCGCCGATAGCGCTCTTGCCTGCGTTGACCCCGACCGTGGCGCCGTCGCGCAGTACCGGCAGCATGCTGTTGCCGCGCACGGTCACGCACTTGGCCTGGTCGAACTGCACGCCGTTGTGGCGCAGGCTGCGCTTGCCGAAACGCAGGCTGGCCTTCTCGCTCTCTTCTATGACGAATCTTCCTGATCCAGCGGCCAATTCAACCTCGCGAAGAAAGGGGACCGACACTTCGTCTTCATCGACGGGCGTATCGTCGTCCCACAGGCTTATATCCTTGAGTTCGGAGTGCGGCGTGCCCTGCTCCTGATCCCGGGCAGCGGCAACCGGTGCGCGTCCGCGCAACTGGTCGGTGCTGATGCCGAAATACTCGGCGATCTTCGAGATGTGCTTGTCCGAAGGATCGACGATCTTCCCGCTGAGGATGCGCGACAGGGTGGATTGGGGCACGCCGGTACGACGGTGAAGCTCCGTGGGGGAGATCCCGTGACGGTCGAGCAGTGCTCGTAGGACGGTAGAAACGTTGCGTATTTGCATAATGCGCATATTGCTTGCGCTTTTCGGGAATGGCAAATGCTGATTTGCATATTTTATGCATAGATATATGCATGGACATCCAGTAAGCCTGATATTCCTATGCGCTTTCATTCCTCCCCATCCGGATAGGCTTGAAAAGGCCATATCAGCGGACATCCAACCACCCGTGTTAACCTTGCCGCCATCGAAAAAGTCCCGCGCCAGGCGCCCGACTTCGCACTCCACTCAAAACGAATCCGCCTAAGTATCCGATGAGTAAAAATAGCCCCGATCTGTCCTCCCACACCCCGATTGTGCTGGGGTATGTGGTGGCTTGGGCAGGAAAAGCCCGTGGTTGTTGGCTGTAACGCCCGTCCTTGCCTGCTTGCAGAAATGCATAGTGGGCATTGAATGGCATGATTTGGCGTATGGTTTGCCCCATTTTTGCCCCACTGGTGCCGTTGACCGGTGCTCAAGTTCACGGTCATGCCAGGCAAGCCAGACGATGGGCAATATAAAACTTCGCGATAGACCGCTCTCGGCAGATTCTGTTGAAAAAGTCGACCCGGGCTGGCGGTCCATGCATTGAGCGGGGAAAACGTCATTTTTGCACGCTGCTACGTGAAATCTGAGTCCTGTACCCTCTGCTCAAAATACGGATTTCAATCTCAGACGCGTACTTTTCTGTCGTGAAAACCGAGACCGACTTTTTCAACAGAATCGGCCAAAAGCAGACGCTCAAAAATGGCAGGTATTGCGAAGTTGGGGTCAGACCATAGGGTTGCGAGGAAAATGCCCCCCGATGTTATAGCAAGACTCGGACAGTTACCTGCGTCCTGCGCCTAACCGGGGGCCATTTCTCGCAGCAACACGACTCGCGATGAAACGGCAACAGACCCTAGAGCTGAAAGCGCGAGATGTTCTCTCGCAATGTCACGCTGGTGCGTGCCAGTCCTTCGCTTTCCTTCTGAGCGCTGCGGAAGGCTGCAGCGGATTGCTCGGCGCTTTCGCTGACGGTCACGATGCCCCGGCTGATCTGCTCGGCAACGGTACTCTGCTGCTCTGCGGCAGCGGCAATTTGGTGGTTCATGCCGTTGATCCGCTCGATCATGGTTACGATCGTGCTTACCGCGTCACCGGCCTCGGAAACGCCGGACACCGACTGCGCACTGGAGCGCTTGCAGCGTTGCATATGCTGCGAGGTCTCGTCGGCAATTTTCTGCAGACTGGCAATCAGCCCCTCAATCTCTGAGGTGGCCTTCTGGGTACGCTGTGCCAGGCTGCGCACCTCGTCGGCTACCACCGCGAAGCCGCGTCCGGCCTCGCCAGCACGGGCAGCTTCGATGGCTGCATTGAGGGCCAGCAGGTTGGTCTGGTCGGCGACCGACTTGATCACTTCAAGCACGCCACCGATATTGCCGGTTTCATTCTTCAGCCGGCCCATGGCCATGTTGGACTGTTCGATTGTCTCGGCCAGTTCGTCGATCATGTTGACGGCATCTTTGGCCTTCTGCTGGCTGTACAGGGCCGCGCTATCGGCCTCGCTGGCGGCACTGGCGGCGGATTCGGCGTTGCGCGCGACATCCTGCACGGTGGCGGCCATTTGGTGAACGGCGGTGACGATCTGCTCGACCTCGCACTGTGCCATGGCCACGCTTTCGGCGTTTCTCAGGCTCGATTGGCTAAGCTCCTGGCTGGATTCGGCCACGGTCTGTGAGGACAGGTTTATGCCCTTGGTCATGTCCCGCAGGTTCTCCTGCATGCTCAGCAGGGCGGCCATTATGCTGGCTTGTGGTGGCTCAATCGTGCGCTCGCTAGCGCGCAAATCGCCCTGGGCAACCCGTTGGGCGAGCTGGTTGAGTTCACTCGGTTCGGCACCCAGCGCGCGCAGCAGGTTGCGGCTGATGACGTAGCCCAGTACCGCTGCTAGTAAGACCGCCAGCGCAGTAATGGCGAGCAGCAGGTTGCGTTGTGACAGATAGTTTGCGTCATTTTCGCTGACCTGCAGGTCTGCCTTCTGGTTGGTGTAGCGCAGGTATTCGCCAATTGCCTGGGTCAGCTCGGCCAGTAATGGTGTGCACTGCTCGCTGACCATGCGCAGGGCCTCATCGTTTTCACCCTTGAACAGGTGTTCGGCAATGGTGTGCGCTATCGGTTTGTAGCGGCTCTCGACCTGCTCGAAGGTTGAAAACAGTTCACGTTCTTTGGGCGACACATCATCATGGTTATCAATTGCCTGGCGTAGCGCGGCGAGGCTGCTGGCCACCATTTGTTCGTTGACGGCAATCGCGCCCCGCTGCTGTCCTCTCGCGGTGACATTGCTGTTCAAGGCGATGTTACGCAGGGCAATCGCGCGCTGGGCGGCGGCGTCGTTCAGAGTGTTGGCCAGGCGGGTGCGTGCATCAACGCCATTAACGTAGAGGAAAAAGTCCTTATTGCTGTTAGCCAGGGCGTACAGCGAGATAGCGGCGATCAGCAACATAAACGCGAGCAGGCTGGCATAGCCAGCATAGAGACTGGTCCGTGTCGAGAGCCGGGGAGTGGGCGATGGCATGATGTACCTGCGTAATGGGAGGAGCAATTTAGGGACACCTGCAGGGGTATGTATTCGCCCTTGGTCCGCATCCTGCGCAGGTATTCTTTTGTTCGACAGCATTGGCGGTGCCCGTCTTAATACGGGACATGTACGTTCTGATTAATCCACACCGGTCAGCAAATGCCTCCTGGCTGTTGATGCTGACCCCTAATTGACCCAGTTGCCGACGAAAGACTGTTTCATTTCCAAAACTGCAACAATCGAGCGCAGCAATGATTCACGAGGAGTCAAAATGGATCAGTGAAATCTCGGCGACAGGGTCAACTCGGCATCGGCGCCAACAGTCGTCACCGATGAATCTGCAGCTCGACGACTTGGTTGCAAGGATGGCCTAATGGCACTACTGCTACCATCAGAAGATCCCTATTCGGTGGTAGGGATATAGGGAAACTGGATAGGAAAATTCCTACTACAACAGGCTTCTCAGAAAAGCCCAAGGTCATGGCGAAACGAACAATACATGCCATAGAGCTATCGCCCCGGATGTATGGCCATGTAGATATCGCCGGTACCAGAACGGCGCCAAGACGATGGAGAACGTATGGCACGCGGTGCGCGGCGGCAGTGTGCTCCGGTACGGCACCTTGCACTCTGGCGCGGCCGAGTTCACCTATCGGGAAGCTGTGCTGTTTCCCTAGCTGGCGGCATCGGTTCGCACCTGGCCCCCCAGGTGGATTCGACACCGCCGAGATTGCCGGAATCGATGGCCGATTGCATGTAGTAGGCATTGCCGGATGACCGCTTCTGGCCGACAGCAGACCGTCGCGATGAACTGCACTACGCAACGAACCACTGGGCGACTGTTCAAGATAAAAACTGGTATAAAGTTGCCGCAATTCATCAAGTTAACAGAGCGCCACACCACCCAAATCGCAAGTTCGCGCTCAAGCGGCGGGATGGCGCTTTGAAGACCAGTCTGTACCACACCTAGGCTTTGATCATCGCTTGTCGAGCACCTCGATCAAGCGCTGGAAGCGCTCCAGAAGGTCATCGTAAGTGAGAATCTTGATATCTGACTTTGCGTTATGGATCATCAAGGTGTCTTTCTGCTCCTGCGTCAAATCCTTAGAGCGCCCGATCACCACCATACCTTCTGCGGCATAGTTGCCCGCCAGCCACTGTGGCAGGTTACTCGCGTTGTTATGGATCTCCCTGATCCAGTCCTGCACCTGCTGCACTGCGTGGGTCACCTTGTGCCGCTGGCTATTGCGCTTGGTGAATATCTGCGCGCTGTGGGGTTCGAGCTCCACCAGCACAACACGCTTGTCCGATTGGCGGTATTGCAGCACCAGGTCTGCACGGTATTTGCCGATGCGAACTTCGCTGTAGACCGCTGCCACATGGGAATCCAGTACTTGGGTGTGCTGCTTGAGGAAACGGTGCAGGTCTTTTTCACGCGTGCCGACCCGGCCCAATAGCTGGCACAACTCAATGAAGTTGCGCTCAAACCTTGCCGACTGAGAGACCTTTGGCCCCAGCGCTGTTACCTTGCGTTGCAGCAAATGTTGCTTGTCGACGCTGCCCCGGCGCGAGCGATTGTCCCGGCGAGTGACGCCTATGGGCGGTATTAGCTCGCGCCCCCCTACCTCCATTACCTCGGCAAGCGGCTGGTCGAAGGCACCTACAATCACTGCTTTCACCCGCGTCAGACCAAGCGCCCTGCATGCCATATAGACGATATAGTCGTCGTCCATGACCAGCGCGCCGTTCTCTTCGTACAAAAGGATATCGGTGGTTCTAGCATGGGTGATGAACCGGCTAATGTCCTCATCCGGGATACGCAGTGCATAGTCAATGTCCCGAGGCTGCACAATGGCAAGGTCTACCCTGACCCGCGTACACGCCACCTGACCATGGTAAGCACGGGTGATGAGCTGCACCAGGTACGGGTTGTCGCGGGGGCGGTCCTTGCGGTTATCGACGATCGAATTCAGCGGCAGTACCGGATAAAGGTATTTCTTGTATTGATACAGGCATTGCAGAAGGAACATGATGTGCGCCACCTGCACGGCGTACTCGCGCTCGAACCGGACCCAGCCTTCTTCCGTGCACATGGAAATGAATGGCTCCGGTCGAGTGCTCGATAACTGCAGGTTCAATTGCCCCACCTTGCCAGACAACCCTTCGCGCCCAAAAACCGTAATTTCGAACAGAACTCCGCCATCCACCATTTCCGAGCGCCTAAATAGGACGCCACAGGGCCGGCCCTCGAAGGTGGAGGAGACAAAGAACTCACGATCCAGCTTTAACTTTTCTAGGCGATGAAGATCGCGCAGTACTTCGTCGGGGGTAGGCAACTCCGAATCGGCCACCACCAAATCTTCGTTGATCACGAACATCGCACGGGCTATATCGCCGATTAAGGGATTCTTGCGATAACAGTTACGCACCCAACTGACGATCTCATCGACATCGGGCGTACGATGCTCGCCTTGCACGATTTCACGCAGGGTGCCTTGGCGGACCTGCTGCAGCATGGGTTCGGTACCAGGTGGAAGGTCGTTTTCGCTAAGCGATAGCCTGGTATCCGTTGCCAGCGAACCGTCCATGTAATGTGCTTCCAGCTCTTGCATCCGGGCTTTCCTTAGGTGTTGAACGCAGGGTGCGAACGCCATTAAGGTATCACTTCTGCCACCGCCTGCTACATTGCCGACTATCCTTCGCGCTAGGGTCGTAGTTCGGTGAGAGGATAATTCTGAAAAATAGCCGAACCAGCATACAACAGGGCACGCATCCTCTTTTGGCCGGTCGCCGTCGTTTATCAACGGCGGCTGACGGCAAAAAGCGGTCGCTCGCAGGCCAGCTTTAGCTCGGATCCTGCACATACGGTAATATCCCTCCGCATCGCCAAGGTTACTGAGTCGGGCTGATAGCCGCGAAGGGATTGAATGAATCTAGAGCTTGAAATTGAGAGGGTTTTTGGGGGCAAAGCGTTTGTTAGACCTCTTTTCTACTCGTATCCAGGCGGGCTGCGCTTTGCACTATCCGAAACCGGTGGGGTGATAGAGCGGTTCCTTTCAGCACTGCAAAAATCGACGAAGATTTGCAGCGATGTTTTTGTTGGTGAAACGGCGCTTGTCGTTTGCCTGCGCACTCACTCCAGAAGCAATCAATTTGCTCATCGTGCCGCGATTCACGCTCTTCGATCCGCCGGTATTGACATACCCACTGAACGGTCAGTCTGGAGCGAGGAAATAGATCCAGCTGAGTGGTACTGCGAAAATACTCCAGAGTATTGGATCAACGTGGCATTTGAAGCGCCAATGAACCTGCTCCACGCATTTCTTTGGTGTGCATTGGCTAAAGACTTCGCCGTGATTCAGCCTAAGCCCAATTGTAATTTCTATCTGTTCAGTTTGAAAAAGCGCGTCATGATTTTCCCATATGACGATAGGGGTATGGATGTGGTTGGCCCCAATACAGATCTGCTCTTACAGTTGTACCGCCATCATCATGCATACCTGTTGAACTATGACCGTCCGATTATGGATATCACATTCACAAAGCATGCGACCTAGTTTCCATTTTTGGATTGAACCTGACACCGAGATTGACCGTCTCCTTTGGGTCCAGGCTGTGTAAAAACGCACTCCCGGTGTTGATGCGTATGCGTCCGGACATCCCGTCTTGCGCAACTAAACCGGTCGCCACCTATGCGGCAGCAACTGCGCAATATCACTCGCCCGCTGCGTCGGCAGGCGCGTGAGGACGTCCTTCA